TTGAAAGAAGATTCACAGGCAGCGAATAGGTGGGATATAGAAGGTGCAACTGGTGGAATGAATACAGCAGGTATAGGTGGACCAATAACTGGTAAAGGAGCAAATTTGCTTATCATAGATGACCCAGTAAAAAATGCTATCGAAGCAAATTCTAAAACATATAGAGATAGAGCGTGGGAATGGTATACTTCTACTGCTTATACAAGACTTGAACCAGATGGTGTCATTGTTCTTATAATGACTCGCTGGCATGAAGATGATTTAGCTGGAAGGATATTAAGCGATAAAGAAGAAGCTCAAAAATGGACAGTTTTAAGGCTTCCTGCACTTGCTGAGGAAAATGATTTACTTGGAAGAAAAGTTGGCGAAGCTTTATGGAGAGAAAGGTATAATGAGGAAGAATTAAATGAGAAACGGAAAACAATTGGAGCATATTGGTTCAGTGCATTATATCAAGGAGCACCGACACCAGCAGAAGGAAAAATATTTAAGAGGTCATTATTTAGGTATTACGAAGAAGATGAGAATTATTATATTCTTAAAACCAATACTATATCAAAAAGAGTAGAAAAAAGTAGATGTTCAATATTCCAGACTGTTGATACAGCAGCAACAGAGAAAGAAACATCTGATTACTTTGTGATAGCAACATGGGCTATTACACCTGATAGAGAATTATTATTATTAGATATCTTTAGGGAAAGAATTAATACAACGAAACATAATATAACAATAAGAAATTTATATTTAAAATGGAATCCTTTTATTATTGGAATTGAAGAAAAGACCTTTGGGTTAACGATAATACAACAACTTAAATCTGAACTACCAATTAAAGCTCTTAAGGCAGATGTAGATAAAATTGCAAGAGCTTTGGTAATTGCTACTAAATACGAAAACGAATTAGTTTATCATCCAGCTCAAGCTTATTGGTTAGCAGACTATGAAAGTGAGTTATTAGAGTTTCCAAATGGAACAAACGATGACCAGGTAGATTGTGCAGGATATGCAGGTATTATGAGTGAAAATTTTGTGCCTAATAAAATTTGGGCGAGGAGGATAAACTAAATGAAGATATTTGGATTAGAAATCAATAGAAGTATCAAAACTTCTAAAATTCAGAGTATTATTACAAGTGTTCCTAATATCCCGTTTTGGACGGAGAACTATACTCAATTAGCTGAAGAAGGATATAAACAAAACGATACAGTTTATGCTTGTATTAATTATATTGCTAAATCATGTGCAGGGATAAATTGGCTTCTTTATGATGGAGAGCAGGAAATACTTATACATCCGATACTAAAGATGTTTAAGCGACCCAACCCACAAGAAGGATGGAGTTATTTTTTTCAAAAAGTAGTTAGTTATCTATTTATAGCTGGAAATGTTTATATTGAAAAAGCTGGCAACTTTAATGAAATATATTGCTTAAGACCTGATAGAGTTCAAATAGAAGCGGGTGATTCTATACAACCTATTAAAAGATATGTGTATAGTATTGGCGGACAAAAAATATATTTTAAGCCAGAAGAAATCCTACATTTAAAATTATTTAATCCATTAAACGATTGGTATGGACTTAGCCCAATACAGGTTGCTGGAATGTCAATTGACCAAAATACATTAGCTAAAAAATGGAATTCTTCATTATTGAAGAATTCAGGAAGACCATCAGCTATAATTACTCCAAAGGAAGGTAATATTGGTGAAAAAGGTATTCTACAAATACAAGAAACATTTAAAGAAGAAACTGGATATGAGCATGCTGGAATTATTAGAGTATTAGATAACTCTTTAAACTATCAGCAAATAGGTTTATCGCCGATGGATATGGATTGGGCAAATATCTTAAAAAGTTCTAACAAACAAATAGCTATTGATTTTCACATACCGCCAGAATTAATAGGCGACTCAGAAAATAAGACATATTCTAATTATCAAGAAGCAAGAAAATCATTTTATACGGAAACAATATTACCATTGATGGATTATTTTAAAGATGAATTTAATAACTGGATTTTTACAAATGATAATAAGTTACATTTAGAATATAACTCTGACGAAATAGAAGCCTTACAAGAAGATAGGCAATTATTATGGCAAAGAGGCAAAGATGGTGTAAATTCTGGAATCATAACTCCTAATGAAGCAAGAGAATTTCTGGGCTATACAACTGTTAAAGGTGCTAATGATTTATTAATGCCATCTAATCTTTTGCCTTATACATCAGTTCCTGAAATGTCTGAAGGACTTGAAAGTGAAACAAATGGAACAGAAAAGGAAGGTTGAATATTATTTAAATCGAGAAAGAGAAAGAAAGAAATATTTCCAAAAACTTTATAAAGAATTATTTTCATACTTTACAAATTTTTATGAAAGAGTTACGAAATTAATAGATTCAAGTAACTTTGATGCTGAAGCAAATTTAATCTCAAAGATGCAGGAAGTTAAATTAAAGAAAATATTATTAACAAATTATAAGGATATTATTGAATACTTTAGTAATGCAACAATGAGAGAATTAACAGGCAAGAAGCAAATGTCTTTTGATGTATGGACTGGATTATATTTAGCTACTTTAGAAATGAGAGCAGGTAATAAGATAACAGGAATAAATGATACTGTATTAGCATTTATTAGACGGGAACTTGCAAGAGGAGCTTTAGAGGGTGAAAGTATTCACGAAATATCTCAAAGATTAATAGATTCAAAGATAGGATTTACAAGAGGTAGAGCAATATGTGTTGCCAGGACTGAAGTAATAGGAACTTCTAATGGAGCATCTTTTGAAACTGCAAGATTTGTTGATAATACTTTAAAAAAGGTTTGGATAACTACTATTGATGGTAGAGAAAGGCCCTGGCATGCTGACGCTGATGGACAGACAGTTGGAATTAATGAGAAGTTTATAGTAAATGGTGAGCAATTGGATTATCCAGGAGACCCTAATGGCTTTCCTGAAAATGTTATCAATTGCCGTTGTGCTGTTGCATATGAAAGCTAATTTAAAATATATATAGCTTCTATCCTGGTTAAGTTACCCGTTTTAACTTTATAACCTTTATAGGTATATTCATCTTTTTCTCTACCTTGAATTTTTTCACCTAATTTACCATATTTATTTATTACCCATTGAGGCTGATTAGGTATTTCGGGGTGGAAAATAGCTAATATTTCTATATGACCTTCTGGTAGATTATAAAATTTACCCTCAATTTTACCATCTTTTATTGATAGGATTTCATTTACATGATAATCTTGACCTGTAATTTGTAATCTAATAAGTGCACCATTTTCTAAGTTTGTGGTTATTTTATAAAGAAGTGTAGTTTGTTGGTACCTTACACAATTTAAATTTAGGATAATATTATTATTTCCTGCACAAGCGGTAAGAATAAGTAAATAAACCAAAGAGAGAGTTAAAATAATTCTTTTCATTAAATCCTCCTTTTTTCTTTAAATTATAGTATTTAAGCCAAAAAATTCAAGAGAGAACTTTTCATTTTTCAAATTATCTATTAATTAGAACTCTTTTTTTAGAGAGGTGCAAATGGAATATAAAGATTTTAAAATGGAAATAAAGTCTATTGATGAACAAGGTATCTTTGAAGGTTATGCTTCTGTTTTTGGTGTCAAGGATGCCTATAACGATGTAGTAGAAAGAGGAGCATTTCAAAGAACTATAGACCACTCTAAGGGGAAAGTTCCAATATTTTTTAATCATGAAAAAGAAATTGGTATGACTTTAGAAATGCATGAGGACCAATACGGCCTCTGGAATAAAGGACAGTTATTTATCAGTGATGATTCTAAACAGGAACTTTCAGACGCTCGAGATGCTTACATTATTATGAAACGAAAAAAAGAGCTTGGAGTTAAGCAACCACAATCATTCGGTTATAGTGCTATTAAGTATGACTATGATTCAGAAGGAACAAGAAGATTAAAAGAAGTAAAATTGTATGAAGTCTCTCTTGCAACAATTCCTGCAAACGAATTAGCTGTGGTAAATGAGGTAAAAGCGAACACTATAAAAACATGGACTGTAGAATCTGCTAAAAAATGGCTTGAAGAACATGATTTTAAGACTGGAGATATGGACGAGATAGCAAATTATTATGCGTTTAGACAAGAAAACCCTGATAAGTATGATGAATTTAGAACAGACCCTAAACCGTTTGGTGGAAAAGTAAGCGATGGAATTGTGGTTGTGTATGGAATTTTTATGAAAGATGGTAAAAGAACTACAGAAATACAAAGTATTAAATTTTATCATGGTAAAGGTGAAAGCAGTAAACAAATAGATTTACAAAGTTTATATAATTTTAATTTAGAGCTGAAGGAAGGAAATATACTTTCGGCTAAAAATGAAAATGATATTGAAGAAGTAATTAAAATTTTAAATGACCTTCTTGAACAATCACGAACTCGAAGAAGAGTTCGTGAGTCAGACACAGGTAAATCCTACTCTGACCAGGAACTCGTCAATATATTAAAGCTTAATAACGACAATCTTATTAAGTTTATTAAAAATTACAACTTAAGGAGGTAAAGATGGAAGAAGTTGAAATTAAAGATTTGATACAAAAAAACTGGAAAGAACTTCAAGATACACTCGAAGTTAAGTTTAAGGAAATGGAAAAAGAAGGTCAAGCAAGAGCTGAGTTAGAAAGTAAGATTGCTAAATTAAATGAGCAAATTGACTCTCTTGAAGCAAAACTTGCAAGACCACCTGTTGTTGAACAAAAAGAAACAGATGACGCAAGTAAAAAAGCATTCACAAACTGGATGAGAAAGGGAGTTGTTGCACCAGAAGAAGTTAAATTATTGGCTTCTGATGAGGGAGCTTCTGGAGGTTATTTAGTTCCTTCGGTGTTTGACTCAGCAATAATTGAGAAGTTAAGAAATGAATCGGCTATGAGAGGCATTGCAACTGTAAAAACGATTACGGGTTATGCTTACGAAAGGGTAGTTCAAAAAAATAAATTTACGATTAAGGTTCGTGGAGAAAGAGAAACTGCAAATGCACCTTCAACCACTGCTGATAATATGTTTGGATTGTTAAGGATACCAGTTCACGATTATCAGCCTGACCCGCCACCTGCTATAACGAGAACTGAACTTGAAGATTCAGCAACTAATCTTGAAACCTGGCTTATGGAGAATTTAGTTGAGGATTTCGCAGAAAAGGAAGGAACAGATTTTATTACTGGAAGTGGTTTAAATTCTGCTGAAGGAATTTTGACTGCTAATATAACTTCTGTTAAAAGTGGTTCTGCAACTGGTATAAAAGCTGATACTTTGATTGATTTAACTTATGCTTTAAAGTCCAAATTCGCAAATAATGCTAAATTCTTAATGCATAGAACTACAATAGGTAAAATAAGACAATTAAAAGACCCATCAACTGGACAATATCTTTGGGCACCAGCTTTAAGCGTTGGAGAACCTCAACAATTTTTAGGTTATCCAATTGTGTCTGATGATAATATGCCTGCTATTGCTGGAGGGGCACTACCGATTGTGTTTGGTGATTTTTCTTGGTATTACATAATTGACCGAAGAGGGATTGTGGTTGAGAGAGATACAACGAAATACTTCCCTTATATTACATTTTTCTCGACTAAACGAACTGGTGGACAATGTATCCGAGAAGAAGCATTCAGAACTTATTTAATTAGCACTTAAGGAGGTGGAATAAGTGAAATCAAGTATAAAAGAAATGATTGGAATTACACATTTGTTAGATGCACAAGATTTAGCAGGTGTTGATACTAAAACAAAACTTTTAGACTTAAAAGGTTTTGGATCTGCTGCAATTTTGATTAATTTTGGAGCTCTGACAGGAGCTGGTTCGATATTGGCTAAAATACAGGAATGTGATACAACTGCTGATACGAGTTTTACTGATGTTGCTTCTACTAATTTAATTGGCTCTTTTACTTCGGTAACGGCTGCTACTGATAATCTTTCTCAGATTGTAGGTTATAAAGGTGTTAAGAGATACATCAGAGCTGTTATTACTAAAACTGGAACTGTTACTGCTGATTTAGTAGCAGTTGATGGAATAGTTGCAGAAGGAAGAAGAGAACCTATTACTGCTCCTGCAGCTGTTACTGCTACATAAGGTGAAATAAAATGAAAACTGTTAAAATGTTGATAGACCAGAGAGGCTCACAGGACGGAATTACAATTGAAGAATTTAATAAAGGTGAAGTATATACGATTTCTGACAGATTAGCTGAAATATTTATAGATAGTAAGATAGCTAAAGAATACGAAGAGAAGATTGTTTCTGAATACGAAGACAAAGTAGTTCACGACAAGAAAAAGAAATGATACTCACTCTTAAGACTCCTCCTGTTTCAGAACCTGTTAGTTTGCAGGAAGTTAAAGATTATATGAGAGTAATAACTTCTGCTGAAGATACTCTCATTAATACTCTTATAATTAGTGCAAGGAAGTATATTGAGAATTATACAGGGAACTTATTAGGGAAGCAGGAGTGGGTCTTAAAGTGGCACACTAAGAATGGTCAAATATATCTTCCATATATACCTATTCTTGAGATTGTTAGTGTTAAAGATAAGGATAATAAAGAAGTAGATTATAGAGTTGTTTATGGAAGTGAGCCAATGATTATTGAAACACCAACTTATGAGGTTGAAATTGACTTTTGGGCAGGATGGGAAGATATACCTGAGACATTTAAACTGGCTATTTTGAGAATTATTACTTTCTACTTTGAAAATAGACTTGTTGAGAAATTACCCGTTGAAATCACGGAATCTTTAAATCAATTAAGAATGTGGAAGATATGAACCCTGGCGAGTTGAGAAATTTAGTTGAAATTCAGATACTTGATAATCAGTCTGATGAAATGGGTGGAGAAGTTCAAAATTGGTCTACTTCTTATATGGCATGGGCTAAGATTGAACCGAGTTCGAATTATTTTTATGCACATTTTCAAGAGAGTGGTAAAGAAAGATTACGAATAACAATACGGTATTTAGATTTGAATATGGACAAAGTTAGAATTCAATATAGAAATAAAAACTACAAAATTAATAGCTTCGATAATCCTGACTTGAAGAATGAATATCTTGTTATTGATTGTGAGGAAGAATGAAAGAAACTCTTCATGTTAAACTGGATATTGAACCTTTTAGACATGAACTTCAGAAGTATGGAGTTAATATGCAAAAAGAGGTGGCTAAATTAGTAGAAGATGTTATTTTAAAAATAGATAAACGAACAAAAGAAGATACACCCGTCAACTTTGGAGGATTAAGAAGCTCCTGGAGGTTTGAGGTCTCTCCAGAATCGGCAAGAATACTTGGAGAAGAATATACAGACTTAAATTATGCTAAGTATGTTGAAGAAGGAACTAAACCACATTGGCCACCTTTAGATGCCTTACAAACTTGGGCTAAATATAAGTTTAAACTTGATTGGAAAGAGGCGAAACAGGCTGCTTACTTAATTGGAAGAGCTATTAGCGTTAAAGGAACTAAGGCTGTTAAAATGCTTGAAAATGCTGTTAATGAGGTAAGACCATTATGGGAACAGGGACTGGAAAAGATACTTAAGAAATTTGAAAGAGGTGAGTTATGAGAACATCTATGTCAACTCTTCAAAAACTTATTTATGAAAGGTTGAAGAGTATAAAGACTGTTATAACTTATGATAAAGTGCCAAAGGAAGCTAAGATGCCATTTATTGTGCTGGGAGATGCCGAGAGCTTCCCGTGGGGGACTAAATTACAGAAAGGCGAAGAGATTAATTTTGATATTCATGTATTTTCTGAATATCCATCCCGTAAGGAAGTTTTAGATGTTGTTGATTTAGTTCTTGAGGCTTTGTCTAAAGAGGAATTTAATTTAGGTGATAATTATGAACTTGTTTTACATTCGACAGTTGGTTGGGATATAAGACGAGAAGACAAAATTTATCACGCTTTAATCCCGGCAAAATTTAGAGTTTTAGAAAAGGAGGAAGTGTAAATGGCAAAAATATTAGGTATTGACATTTTAGTCAAAGTTAATACTGGGACTGAGGTATCCCCTGTTTGGACTGCTATTGGAGCTCAACAGGATGCTACTTTAAATCGTTCTGCAGGAGTAATAGCTGTTTCTACAAAAGATGCAACTGGATGGGTGGAAAATATCGCAGGATTGAATGAATGGTCAATCGATTGTTCAGCATTACTTTTAGATTCTGACTCAGCTTTTACTAAATTAGAAACTTGTTATAATTCACACACAAGAGTTAAGGTGCAGTTTTCAAGAACTGGAAAAACTTATACGGGATACGCTTTTATTACTGATTTTCCAATTGAAGCTCCTGTTGAAGGCTGTGCAACAATTTCTATCACTTTAACTGGTGATGGAGCTTTAACTTAAGGA